CGCACCCTCAATACAATCGCTGACCAATGTCCAGCCATCTAAATTCTTTCTATATTCTGCATTAGGGTCATTTACTGGCATTTTCTTATCTCGCAAAGGTCAATTTAAGTTTGGCGGCTGGCTTATCAATCGGCATTTCAAAAGCTATAGGATATGTTGCAGCATCAGGCAAATGGTCAAGGTTTGACTTCTTATCAGGCTCCCCATTGCCATCATAGGCCAACTGTTCTAAGCACTTTGCCGATTCTGGACAATTCCTTTGATTAATCATAACACGTTTATTCTGAAATGCTTTATTGGAAGCTAAAACACGATCTTTTACAAATGGATTGGATTTATTCGCATAGACTGCAAACCCTGCCATTTCTAATAGTGCTATATCTGAGGTTGAAGCATCAACGCTCTTTCTATTCTTGCCTGAAGCATCAGGATAGACCCGAATAGAGTGCAGGGGCCACTTCTGTTTAATCGTCTGAATCATTGCAGGAGTATCAAATATCCCCGACAGCTCATTAACCATGTGCCATGTATCACCGCGTAGAACATAGATACAGGCTGACATATTCCCTACATTGAAATCCATCCCTATTCTCAGCAAATCACCATCAACAACCTCTTCACTGCTGTCGTTATCTACTCGATTGTACGCATAGTAAACGGTTCCACTTGTTAAGTTGACGAATTGTCCGTTTAGATATGCGTCAATAAGTTCTTGTGGGTAGGTTTCAATCAATGAATCAATGTAATCAGGCGGTAGATTCTCTTCGTTATCATACGTTGATGCTTGCACCATCCCATAGCTCTGCCCCCCCTGCTCCTTAAATCGCTCATAGACGAACTTAAAACCCTCGGGGGTAGTGGTTACATCGATTGAATTATTAGCCTCCAGATACCGCATTCTGGCAATGATCTTATTCCACGCGGCATTAGACTTCTCTTTAGTCATCACATCAAGCTCATCAACTAGAGCGCGTCCAATCTTAAACCCAATGATTGTCTCTGGTCGCTCCATTGATCTACAGATTGTAGTACCTCTGTATCTGCGGCCTTCGTAGAAGTGGACTTCCTTATCTCCGGACCTAACCTCAACACGTAAACCCATCCAGTGCGCCACTTCATCTATTGTAGGGTAGAAGATATCTCTAATCTGTGGGTAGGTGGGGGCAAAGTACCCCTGATTGATCTTTGGATATTCCCAATAATCCATACATTGAGCTATGCAACCGACTGCTGTTTTCCCTGATCCAAATCCTCCCACAAAAGCTCTAAACTTTGTATCTAAAGCTAAAAACTTTCCTTGTGGGACGTTAACGGGTACGGGCATCAACTACCTCAATCTGGACCTTCTGAGGTGTTATATCTTCATCCTCGGAAATATCGTTCTCTCTCCATCCTGCTTGCGTCTTTAGATAGAAGATCATAGCTGTTGTATTACCGGCCTGAGCCTGTTGTATAAGTGCTTGAGCAACTAAACCAATGGCCTTTGTTCTACCCCTTTTATACGCGGCAGATACATCATCATCACGGGTCATAATAGCTCGTAGCGTTCTGTCAGGAATACCAATATAATCAGCTATTTGTGTCTGATTCAACACTGCTGCGAGCTTTTCAATCTCTTTGATCTGCTCTTTAGTTAATGTCTTGCGAGGTCTACCCATGAGTAGCCTCTTTATATTCTACCGTTTGAATGTTGTTGTACAGTACACTTGTTTGTTCATGTACCGCCTGTTTTCCTGTGAACTCTTGCCATCTTTTAATAATCACATCAACGTAATTAGGTGATAACTCCATAATCATTCCGTTTTTGTTTCTTGTTTCACAAGCCATAAGAGTAAACCCTGAGCCACCGAATAAATCAAGAACCGTATTACATTCTTTACCGTAATTATCAAAACACCATTCCGCTAATGCTATTGGTTTTTGTGTTGGGTGAACTCTTTTTTGACCGTGTTCTGAAGCCTTACACATTCCAGACCATCTATGCTGGAATATTCTTACTTTTGTATCTTGGTTTGTCCAAGCAAGTTCAGCATCGGCAAATGTACTATCTCCAGTTTCTTTATCCCATACAATCCAACAAGTTGAATTATCAAGATAGTTTGCGTAATAATTACCACCCCATATAATTTCAACATCAGCGTTAAGCGTTTTAATAATTTCAATCGCTTCAACAGCAACATCAATAGAATCATCACCAGCTACTGGTGCGTATTTTGTAGCTTCAATAAACTTTCCACCTTTCTTTTCTTTTCCCTTTCCAAAAGCACCACCACCACCTATCTGATTATTCTGAACAATTGATATTCCATACGGAGGGTCTGTGAACACCATATCCGCCTTGCTTCCATCCATTAACTTCTCAACCGCATCAATACTGGTCGAATTCCCACACATCAAACGATGCTTACCGAGTATCCAAACATCACCCTCTTTACTGACCGGCTCCTCCGGTACTTCTGGAACGCTATCCTCATCTGTTAGCCCTTCAGTTTCCTCTGGCGCAATATCATCAATAGAGAACCCAGTCAGATCAAGGTCAAAATCCATGCCCTGCAACTCTTCCAGCTCCAAAGATACTAAGTCCAAATCCCATTCAGTGCCACCGACCTCACCCAGTCGGTTATCTGCGAGAATATATGCTTTCTTTTGCGTTTCTGATAAGTGATCCAGTCGAACAACCGGAACTGTATCCATATTGAGTTTCTTTGCAGCCAGCAATCTACCGTGGCCCGCAATAATTTGATTACCTTCATCGGCAAGTATCGGAGCATTAAAGCCGAACTCTTTTATCGATGCAGCAATCTTCACGACCTGCTCTTCAGGATGTGTTTTAGCGTTATTAATATACGGTAACAGATCACCGACTGCTACATTTTCAACTTGGCTACCAGCCATAAATAAACCCCGTTACTAACTGAGTGAAGCAATCATAACACACATCACAATCCATCTGTCCACCTATCAAAGCTATCCATACTCTTGAGTATTTTAAGCTGCTCCATGTAATAAGCCTTAATTTCTTTCAGGTCATCAATAGTCCACTTTACCGGCTCATGATATCCCTCAAGCCAGTTTAGATTGTCCTCTCCGATCTTAACCTTAAGATTAGCTCTGTAATTAACGATATCCCCCGATTTGTGGTTATTACATGGTGCGCATTGCTTATTGTTATTAAACGGGTGAAATCTAAGCTCTGGATGAGCGCCCACCGTCCTAAAATGCCCTGCGTGATATTGACCGTCATGATGTCTGCCGCAAGAGATACACGGCTCCATCTTATCCCGTTCCCTCACAAACTGATTAAATGCGGTTTGGGCAACCTTCAACCAGTGACTTCTATCAGAATCCAGCAGCTTCCTTTTTCGCTCTCTAGTCTCTTTTTGTCGCTGCTGTTGTACCTTCTTTTTCCCGACCTTTAAGGCGCACTGAAGACTACATGCAGTTTGAAGCGGCTGTGTGGGCTGAAACCCCTTCTTACAAACCTTGCATTTTTTCAGTTTCATCTTCCAAATCCATTAAATATATCCTCAAACGGATTATTTACTGGTCTACTCTTTTTCAATAGATCATCAATTGCTTTTTTCTTGGCCTCACTTTTATCAAATCCCTCTTTATAGCCAGCATCAAAGCAAACCTCTATCAGCTTCCTGATTCCATTGCCTGTTAAATTTACCCCTTTAGTTTCCCAATGTGGGTTTTTGGTAAAAAGATGCCTTATTAGTTGCTCTTTAGTCACAATTATTCTCCATTACATCGTAAAGCAGGAAGCGCAACCCCCACCTCAGCCGCTAATCTGTAGGTCGTTTCGATATAAGCCCCGTACAGCTCCTTATCTGCTTTCTCGCTACTAGGTATTACCTCAACCTCTACAGAGCCGACACAGAGCTGTTCAGACCCTGTGACGGCCTTTTTTACGATAGTCTTCATCTCTCCAAGCGTGTAGCCGACCTCTTCGCCAAAAACTGACAGCAGAAAGTGCCAGAAATTACGCTGCTCGTCTGTTTTGGCTTTCTTGTGCTTTTTAATGATCACCTCCATTCGATCTTCGCCCTTGATCTCCATAATGGCATCAATGCAGTTGCGCTTTACCTGCTTGCTGTTGAGAATAAATCTATTCACGCCGCCCACCTTCGGTGCAAATCACTGTCGATAATTGGTGGACGCAAATTAAACTCAAAGCCATCAATTGACACTCTATCTACGCCTCTAATGTGGCGGTCAATATCGATATCAATGCCTTCCTTTATACGTCTTTGATGCGCTCTGACAAGATGAAGAATCGGGCGTTTTCGGCCTGTTTCTGTAAGAGGTAATGATCTGGCATAAAATAAAGATTTAATCTCCTCTAGCCCCATGCCTAGAGCAACCTCAACGGGTTTACTGCCTATAATGTCTTCATAAATTTTTGCTGACCACAAATAATCTGAATCTGATAATGCAGCAATGGTTACACTTGCCCATACAGTCGCCGAAGCCGATACCCTTGCAGCACCCGCATCAGCAGAGCTATCTATTTCATGAGTATTCTTGGTGTGAAAGATATCGCCATTTTTTGTCAATGTTAAAAAAAATGATGTCGCGCTAATCTTGTCATTATTGCTCTCAACAGCTATGTATTTTATTTTTTGCCCTTTTACCACGCTGACAATCCCGTTAGGGAATCTATGGACGGGTGAAGCACTGCTGAATGTCTTGTGAAGTGAGTCATAATACGTGCCGCCCTTAACTCTGTCGCCGCTACCAACATCAATCGTATTAGAAAAAGAAACCCTCTCCACGCAAGGCAAATAAACCCCGTTTTTATATATATTTCCAATATCACTTATACGTGATGCCCTATCCCCTTCAAACTGCTTAACCAACAACCCTAAAAAAGTCTCATATATTTTATCTGTCATACTTTCGCTGTTCAACATATCAGAGCCGAAATATACAAAATCAGTATCTGATATAGACGCGTCCTTTCTCCATGCTTGTCTTATAAAATTACTCATTTTCATCAATCCCCCTCTTTGACGAATATACCGCTCTCGGTCAGCCGCCCTTTTCGGTCCTTGATCTTCTCATAGGCCGATTTCAGGCAGTCATCCAAGTGCAATCCTTTGAGCTTTGCAGTGATAATCAGCGTGACCACCAAATCCCCTAGCTCTAGTTGAAGCTCGTCTATCGGTTTATCCTTTGCCAAACATGCCGCAACCTCCCCCATCTCTTCAGTGACTTTTAGCCACTGCTGCTCTGGTTTTGCATGAGCTAATATTTGTCTGTCTTCAGCCCATGAGATAACGTGATCTGTTGTAGTTATAATTTTCATTTATATATTCTCCATATAGATTCTTCTTACTTCTTTTCGTAGTTGCGGATCATTATTTCTTTCCCACTTAACTAAATACTGCTGTGCTTCATGCTGTGGCATAGCTAATACTTTATGGGCATGAAGTGATAGCGCCCACCTATCCTCTCGCTCTTGTCGTACTTCTTTAGTTTCATTCTTGCGCCAGATATTAGGCATACCGACTCCGGTACTTCAAAATACCTTGGCAGGTGTTGTAGTTGATCTCGAACTTCCTAGCCACTTCAGCGCATGAAATACCGTGCTTCTCGTGAAGTTCACGCATCATCTCAACCTCATGATTTGTCAATTTCGCGTGCTGGTGGCTTTCACCGATCCGATACCCCTTTAAATTGCGCATCATAGGAAGTACCTCGCTACTTTTACGGTGGCACCAAAACGATTATTGACCTCAACCATCTCTCTCCTGATCTCATACCCTGAATCTTTGAGATCTAAAATTCTTGCTGCTAAGCGCATCACACCAAAGGTCTGTAGTGCGTCCCTAGCTGTTAGCCTCTTCCCTGTCTGTAGATACCTCAGCACCCATTCATTTTGGTTCATTCTTCAATCCTCCCTATTCCAGCAACCATTGATTTTAGTCGTTTGATATTTTCCTTAGCCTTCTCATCACTGACAACCTTAACCGGAGGCGGCAAGGCGTCCAGAGCATGAGCGCCGTGTCGTTTCTCTGGCTTGCACATAGCTATATATTCAGGAAGGGAGGGGCAAAAGGTAGCGCCTGAAGTTCTGACTTTATCCAGCCCTCTAATCATGTCCTCATCACTGAGCGATTGCAGATCCATAGCCCACTCCTCAGCCATCAAGCCCAGCAT